TTAATATCTGGAATACAGCTCTGTATAACATCAACTATCGCTTGTCCGTTGAGTAACGCATCGGGAGTCTTAAACATAAGCTCGTCTTTAGCAGTCATTGAAAATACAGGCAGTTCTTTGTTTTCCGGCATATCTATACTGTTCGGAGCCCAGTATTCTCCACCGCTAGGCAACTGAATGTAAATTTTTGGTTGCCTCATAAAATTTGTAAGAGGGTTGTGTCTAGTCGGTAGTGGGTTTTTCTGCATTTTTATCTCCAATAAATAACCATATAGGATTATTTTATTCTATTTATCTATACATATAATGGTGGTTTTTAATCTATGAATGGCGCAACTGAACAAACACTAAGTGAGTTATTAGCCGAAGCACGAAGAACTAACGCTAACATGGCAGCGCTGACCAACCTCATGGCTAGGATGAACAACGGTGGCGGAGGTGGTGGCGGAGGTGGACTTGGCGGTGCGGCAGGCAGTGCTGCTGGTGCTCTAGCAGGCCTTGCTACACGTATTAACCCTGTTGGCATGGTGATGACAGCATTGAGTGCGGCCGGAAGTTTGGTCAGCGGAACATTCAATGTCCTTAGCTCTATAGTAGGAAAAGCAACAGAAGCGGTCGGCGCAGTAATATCCGGACTGGTTCAGTTTGCTCAAAAAACTATGGAAGGCAATGCTCGTATGAGCGACTTGTTTGCTTCCTTTTCTAAATTGCCATTTTTTATTGGAGAAGTAGCGAGTGTATTTGCCGGTATCTTAAAAGTCAGCGAACAATACTTAGATGTCTATAGAGAACTTACACATGTTGGTGCTTCTTTTTCGGGCAATTTGATGTTGATGAGAGATCAAAGCATGAGAGCTCATTTGACACTAGGTGAGTTTGCCAATATTGTGCGTAAAAACAGTGACGTATTTTCCAGCATGGGGGGAAACGTACAAGCAGGTATCAACAGATTTGTAGAACTACAAAACAATTTAATGACCGGATCCTTTAGACGGCAAATGATGGGTCTTGGATTTACATTTGAAGAAGCAGCACAGGCCACTGCAGACTACATGCGAACACAAGGTACTATGTCTAAGCAAGGATTGTCGGACGTCAGTACAGTTCGCCAAGGTGTATTAAACTATGCTATGGAATTAGACATGTTGGCCAAGACAACTGGTAAACAGCGAGAACAGATACAGAAAGAATTACAAGATCTGCAAATGGAAGAGGTCTGGCAAAATTTTGTAGCCCAACTAGGGCCAGAGCAGGCATCAAGGGCAACCGCAGCGGTAAATGCTCAATTACAGTATGGTGGTAAAGAAGCTGCTAGAAGTTTAATGTTGGCCTTCCAGGGAATTAATGTTCCTATAAATGAGGCTTCGCAAGCTATTGAAGTAGCCACTAACGGTATGCTAACAACCACTAACGAACAGGTAATGGCAGCAGCTAGAGCAGGCAAATCAGTCAACGAGATAGTTCAAATGGTGGCGCAAAACAATGCCATGATGGGCAGATCGGCGCAGCAATTCCAACGATCGATAGGAGGAGTTGCTGGTATGATGAGTCAATCGGGTAGTCCACTTATCATGGCAACCGGACAGATGACGTTGACAGCAAGAAACTTTAATGGTATCATGGCAGGCTTAAACGCTGCTAATTCGCAGCAGGGCAAGCAGGCGGCAGGAACCGCAGCCCAATTTGCTGAAAACGAAGCTAGGCTAAGAGAATTAGGAATCTCATTAAACCAAGCATACAATACTATGGTGAACAAATTTACTCCAACTATACTGAGTGTTGGAAACGCAATATTAGGTCTAATAACAAGTATCACAGGCAGCGCAGGATTTAAAGCAGCGATAAACAATGTGTCGGATTGGTTTGTTCGAACATTTAGGGATTTAGCCGCTACTAAAACTCCTCAAGAATTTTTTAATGTATTAGTAAACAAGGCAACCGGCGTATTTGAAACTATTAAAGCTATAGTTGTGCCTATGTGGGAGAAAGATATTAAACCTAAGATGATATATTGGTTTGAAAGTCTAGTAAGATTTATACAACCTTACCTAACTAAAGCTCTCGATTCTATCACAGACGGAATTAACTCTTGGGTATATAACCTACCCGGTGGTAGCAGAATATTTGGAGCAGAATCTCCTGAAAAGCGAAGTGCTGTTAGAGAAATAATGAACGACCCGGCATTCGTTGCTATGAAAGATATGCTGGAAAATTTAAAATCGGAAAAAGATAAACGAACTTCTGAAGGAAAGAGCACAGCAGATATACAGCCAGCAATAAAAGAATATCAAAGACGCATTAACGAATGGCTTACCGCTAACACAATTCCTGGAGAACAAAGGGGCGGACAAGCTGATTTACTTGGAAAAGGTATGGGATTCAGTGATTTTCTAAAGCAATGGGGAGAACAGCAAAAAGCCAAATACGGAAAATATGATACAGGTACGCTAGGAGTACACGGTACATTGTTTAAAGATTTTGGAAAAGAAACTGCTGTAACCTTACACGGTAATGAAGCAGTTGTCACTCCTGATCAAATGGCGAGCGTAGTTAATTCATCTCTAAATAATAATGTAGGAGAAGCACTACAACGGTTAAATAGTTTAACCGCACAACTACTAATCGAGATGAAAGAAAATAACAGACATACCAAGGGCACACTAGATGCAACTAAATCTCTAAGCGGCAATTTATACGCATAAAAATATGAGCTGGAAACGTTACTTCACCCCCGTACAAGCAAAATCAGGTCAACTGAGTCCTATCAGCGGGTCAAACACAGGATCCGGCATTGGCCGCACCAATTACAGCAGTTACCTTCCCGATGTTTACACAGGCCACCCCAACAGATTAGAACGCTATGGTCAATACGATACTATGGACAACGACAGCGAAGTTAACGCAGCGCTGGATATCTTGGCAGAATTTTGTAGTCAAATCAACGAAGACAATGGAACTCCTTTCCAAATATTTTTTAAAGAACAGGCCACTAGCACTGAAATTAAGATCATTAAAAAGTATCTACAACAATGGTCCAAGCTGAATAAATTCCGTACAAGGATATTTAAAATAGTGAGAAATGCCTTCAAATACGGAGACAGCTTCTTTATTAGAGATCCGGAAAACGACACTTGGTTCTATATCGATCCTGCTAAATTAGACAAGATTATCGTCAATGAAAGCGAAGGTAAAAAGCCAGAGCAGTATGTTATCCGTGATATAAATGTCAACTTTGAAAACTTAACAACCACTCAGATCAACCCAACGAATCAGAATGTAACACCGGGAAATGTGGCCTATGTAACGGGCGGTAGTCAACAGCGCGGCATGGTAGGCGCATATCCTCAAGGTAGCCAAAGCCGCTTTACAGTCAATCAAAATCAATGGGCGATTGACGCTAAACATGTGATCCACTTGAGTTTGAGCGAAGGCCTAGACAACAACTTTCCTTTTGGAAATAGTCTTTTAGAGTCAATTTTTAAAGTCTACAAACAGAAAGAACTGCTTGAAGATGCTATCATTATCTATCGTGTACAACGTGCTCCTGAGCGCAGAGTGTTCTATATTGACGTGGGTAATATGCCCAGTCACTTGGCCATGGGCTTTGTGGAGCGTGTCAAAAACGAAGTAAATCAACGACGTTTACCGTCAGTTAGCGGCGGAAGTCAGAGCGTAGTTGACAGCAGTTATAATCCGTTGAGCATCAACGAAGATTACTATTTTCCACAAACAGCAGAAGGTCGTGGTAGCAAAGTCGAAACCTTGCCCGGTGGAACTAACCTTGGAGAGATCGATGATTTACGTTATTTTACTAACAAGTTGTTCCGTGCTTTGCGTATTCCTAGCAGCTACTTACCTACTGGACCAGATGACGGAGGAAGTAGCTTCAATGATGGCCGAGTTGGCACCGCATACATACAGGAATTGAGATTTAACAAATATTGTGAACGACTACAAAGTCTAATGAACGAACAGTTTGACCTAGAGTTTAAGACCTATATGCGTAACAAAGGGTTGAATTTAGACCCTAATTTGTTTGATCTACAGTTCAATCCTCCGCAGAACTTCGCCAGTTATCGACAGGCCGAAATGGATACAGCCCGTGTTAATACCTACGGTACACTATCAGCTGTTCCGCATATCAGTAAACGTTTTTCCATGAAACGATTCTTGGGATTAACCCAAGAAGAAATAGCTGAGAACGAAAAAATGTGGAGAGAAGAAAATGTTGATCGCAGCGTGAACCTAAGCGCACAAACTGAATTGAGATCAGCGGGTGTTACCGCCGGCGGTCTAGAATCAGACATAGACGAGCTGGGTAGTGCCGGAGAAGCACCGGAAGGAATGGATATGGGTATGGAAGGCGACATGGCTGCTGCCCCAGCGCCCGGTGGTGCTCCAATGCCCGATGTCGGATAAATATTACCATGCTACTAAACGAATTTCTATATTTTGATAAAGAAAGTCTTGATCCCATCGAGGATGATAGATATGACATCAAAAAAGACAAAAGCGTTATACTTTCTAAAGATCTAAGAAAGAGTAGATTAACTTTGGGTATGCTTAACGATCTTAGAAAAGCAGGCGATGCTAGGGAAAAGGAACAGAAAGAAGACCTTGATCTTATCCGTGTCATGTATGCTACTCCGCCAGAAGAAGCAGCAGCATAATAGCTAAAGTTAATTCCTGTATCATAAAACTAAATATTTTTACAAAAATATTCAAAAAAGAGTTTCTAACTCTGTCACTTTAGTCTAAAACGACCGTTTTAGGCCTATATCCCATAGGTATTTCTGCTACTCCGTAAATACATCTGATAGCCTTGCCAACTTAATTTAGGAGAACCGAATATGTCTACCAAGATGCAAAAGCTGCTAGACCTTATTGTTAACGAAGAAACGGAAAAAGCCGATGAGTTATTCCATGAAATCGTTGTAGAAATGTCTAGAGGAATTTATGAGAATATGATCGCCGAAGAGGAAGATGAAGAAATGGACGAGTCATCTGAAGATGACGAAGAAATGGACGAATCTTCTGAAGATGACGAAGAAGAAATGGACGAAAGTTTTGGCGCAGATGACGAAACATCTAGCGAAATTGGCGGAGACAGCGCAGATGCGTTCGTT